TCATCAGCACTCAGCTGGTCAGTGTCCTTATACCCTGCGCCGCCATCAACCAGGACTGAACCGGCTGCAACGCCGCCGCTAGCAACGACGATGTCGGCAGTCGCACCAGCGCCGTCGCCGCCTGTTAAAGAAACGCCGGTGTAGCTGCCGTCGGTGTAGCCGGATCCTGCAACGGCATTGCCGAAGCTAAGAATCGTGCCATCCTCAACGGTTAGTAGCGTAGGCCGGTCGGGGTCGGTGCTTGCCTGGAGCGCTGTATCCAAGCTTGCGCCCGCGCCTTCGTAGAAGCAGACGATATCGCCTACGCGGAAGTCGTGGGTGCAAGGAACTGTGATGTGGCTAGCAGTGTTCTCACCGAAGTCTGAAAAGTCGTCTAAGCAGAACGACGTTCCAGGGGGTTTAAACTCGATGGAGCCATCCTGTCCCGTAAGGACGGAGTCTCCGCAAATTTCAGCCATTTGGCCTCCTAAGAAAAACTGGGGTTGTGGGGGCGTTCTCCTAGGCGGGGGCTCCTAGGTGCAGGCACTGCCTACTTAGAACTATTCTAAGCCGTTTCGTTGTGGGCTCTTACTGCCATGGAAATAGCCGCAAAGTAGTAAGGACGGTCGTCTAGTTCGGTGAAGTTAGGACCGTTGATGTCGGTTACACCTTTGAGTGCGAGCATTTCGCAGAACAAAAGTTCCATTACTTCTTGGGCGCGGGCTGGGCCACGGCCTTTGGGGCCGAAGTATTCGATGATGAACGACCCACGGATGTTTTCTAGGTTGGTGCAATCGCCAACAATGCCTTCGGTCATCGAACCAAACTGGAGGCGAGCCTGCACAAATTCGGAGTAGGCGTCACCGTTAGGTTCCAACGTGTTGGCTGGGCGGTAAGGAATGCTTAGGGCTTGGCAGGTTGTGACAACAGGTGTCTCAAAATGACGGCGGGTGTCTTGTAACGTCATTGGTTAACGAGGCGTAATGGGCCGATGAAACTTTGCTTTGCACTAAAACTTTTGAAGCCTTTAATGCGTGGGTTCTGACTAGCTTTGGCTACGGCCACACCTAAACGTTTCTGCATAGTTCCGCCCTCTACATAAGTTCGGTACCAATCCTGAGGAGCACTAATCTCGCGTGCTTGTTCGGTACGACCCGGTACTAAGTCCAGTGCCACATTGCGGTACTTAGTAAGATTCCCAATCGTGTAACCCACGTTCTTTTTGCTGCCCGTTCCACGCAGAGAAGGAACTACTGGGGCGGGTAACGTCTGACGGGGTGTTCTTTCGTAGCTGGGTTTTTCATCAACAGTTGGTTTGATTTCCTTGTCGCCGACGCGTACCACCCAATTGGATGCAAATTCGCCCGAGTACCAAGGGCTGAGGAATACAAGGTCGCCGACAATAGCTGTGGCGGCTTCCCTTGCGGTTATTTGGGTTACTTCCTCTAGGTATTCGCTGAAACCTGGAAGTTTGAATTTGCGGGATGCCATTACTGCGGCCTCGCGACGATGCTGTAAAAGACTGGCTTGTCCCCACGATAGGTCTTGGGTTCGAGCACTTTCATGTATTGATCGGGCGCTCCATCGCGGGGAACGAGGAAGTAGTCGGCTTCAGTTAGGTAGATGTAGTTGATTTGTACTGGGTCGATCAGGATTTTTACGTCGTTGGCTTGGTATAAACCACCGGTTTCTGTGATGTCTAGGCTTGTGATGACGATGTTGACGTTGTAAACAATCTCATTTTCGGTTGTTTCACCTGTGTTGATGTCGTAGGTGGGGTTCCCTTTCGTTATTAATTGGGCAGGCTGGCCCCACTCGGCAATTAAAGGTGCCGCAAAGTCAAAGGTGGTGTCTACTTTGCTCATTAGTTGCGGAACAGTCGAACCATCTTATTGTCGCCTGTTGCGATCCCGACTGCCCAACAGCCCAACAGGTCAGCTAGCCACGGGAATTTTTGTGTGATAAGTGGGTCGCCGCATGTATCACAGCTGCTGGATTCTGGGTTGCTGAATTCGTCGTATTCAATTTCGAGCACATCTAATTTTTGGCGTTTTATGTACGTTCCAGTGGGAGCAACACTTTCGCCGCCGCCAGTGTCGGGGAAGCTGTTGGGGTTGCGGATGTAGGCCATCGCCAACATCACTTCTGTTTGGCGAATCTTGTACGGAATTAGGCTACAAACTGTGGCGATGCCATCGCAGCTTCCTTTTTCGCGGGGCCACTTAAGGTTTTGCGTTCCGGTGCAGCGGTCGCCGATGTAGTCCAGGGTCTCTAGCCAGCTGGTGGAGACGATCAACCCGATGGTGCGTTCATCAGTTGTGGATGCTGCCCACTCCGCATAAAACGGTAGGTTGCCCGCTATTGCATTTGCTTCGGTCAGAGACACGTAGCTGTTGCTGTCTGGACCTGCAAGCGTTGCTGTTAAAACAGGTGCCATTACACGAATTCTGTGTGGGTTACAATCCAACCCTCGCGGAGTAATTCTAATCGCTTCCAGCGAGCTTCTTTTACTGGAACGTCAACTAGCCAGAATTCTCCGGCTCGATACGCATGGAGACGTGCCAGGTTAACCATCTTGCGGAGACTTCCGGGATGTGCCTACCCAGATTACTGGGGCAATAAAAAACCCCCTCGTGAGAGGGGGCAGAGTATCGCAGCCGGTCGCTTAAGGGTAAGCGGTGCCTGCAATTGGGGTGTTGACTTGGATTTGCACGATGGGGACAAGCTTGGGTGTCTGGTAGGCCAGAGCCCAGTTGCCGCCAGTTGCTAGTGCAGCGTTGTCGGGGTTGTCGCCTGCGTTGCTCCAGGTGGTGCCCATGACGTGCATACCGTAGTGGTAGTCAAGGGACATCACGTCTTGCTTCGACAGGATGTTGCGGTCGACTTCTGTGCGAAGCTCCTGCTGAACACCTTCGTTCACCACGCCGCCGCCGAAGCAGTAGACGGGGAAGCAAGGATATTCACCAGTCGTTCCAGCGTTGGAAGCTTCCAGCATGTCGTCGACAATGACCCGTGCGCCCATGAAGTAGGCCACGTCGTCGTTACGGAGGTTGATGCCGCCGCCTCCCCACTGGATCGCTCCACCGTCGACCAAAGAGGAAGAGGAGAAGGTCAGTGCGCCGACTTGGACGAGGTAGTAATACACGGAGCTGTGCATTGCTACGGCTGTGATGTCGCCGCCACGCTCGCCGAGTACGGCACGGGCTTCAGCGAATACCTGGGCGGTCAGATAGTTCGACTCGTCAGGTGCGCTGGAGCCGGAGCACTTGGCAACGACGTTGTCGGTCAAGGCGGTGTCAAACAGTCCCTCGACCTGCGCGATCAGGGTTGAAGTGCGAAGCTTCAGGATGGCGCGGGTCAGGTAGCTGCGGATTGCAGCCATTGGGTCTGAACCTGATCCCAAGGAGGAAAGATCATCAACTGCATAGGAGAAACCCCTGTGCATGATCGTCATGATCTGCTCGTCCGCAGTGATTTTCTGCGGTGTCAGATAGCCAGCACCACTGGTTCCCCAGGTGCTGTTTGACTCGATCTTCTCCTCGGTTGGGGAGATTGGCTGGAAGAATGGCACGCGAACACGTACACCGCCAGCACGGCAATCGAGGGCGCTATTACGCACCATCACGCCGGATTGGATCCACGCACAACGCTCGAAGATCTCTTCGCTGATGTAAGAGAGGAATTCGGGGCGCGTAACTAGGTCTGGAAGGAATGTTCCGCCTGTGTAATTCTGAAAGGGTGCTGCCACGACAGTTGGCTCCTAGAAAGAAAAGAATTAGGACTTCGCTCGGTTCGCTTCAGTTTTTAAAGCTTTGGCGAGGTCCGGGTTTTCAACTTCAAGGCGGAGTGCCTCTGTCAAATTGCCGTTGCGATAAGGATTATCGCGACCGGGTGCAACGCTTCCCGCTGGGGCTGCTCCCATCCCTTGGGCACCTGAAGCGCCAAAGTGATGTTGCCAGTCCGACGACTGCTTCAAATTCGCAAGGTAGTCACCAAGTGGTTGTTCAACGCCCCCGTTGAGTACCACTGGTTCGCCTTGCTCGTTTTGACGCAGTGCGTTCTGCAATAGCAGGTACATCTGTTGTGAATTGACCGCTCCAGCAGTGTTGATCTGGCTTAGGGAGGCGGCGCGGAGTCGATCTTGCTCGCGCTCTTGCGTGGTTGACGCAAGTTTGGCTTTGAGTTCGATGATCTCGGCATCACGGAGAGCCACCGTTTTTTTGGTGTCGTCCCAGAGTTGGCGGAACTGGCCCTGGTCCTCTAGGGACTTTTGGGTCGCAGCTTGCTGTGCGTTGCGGATTGAATCAAGCTCCTGGCGGAGTTTGCTCAATTCGGTCTCGGCTTCTTTTGCCTTGCGTTCAGCTTCCTTGGTGTGCTTGTTTGCAAGACCCAATTTCAGCTTCAAACCATCATCATCGGCACTGCCGGATGGGGTTTGCGCAGGCATGACAGGTTTGTTGAGAAGCGCAGGATCTACAGCCACGGGCTGTGTTGTGTCGGGCACCGCCTCGACTACTGCTAAGTCCTCAGACATTTGCTGATGAAGTTTACTCTTCTATCTTACAAGTTATCTCTTAGGATAGTTTTGAATGAATAGATCGAGCTTTCCCTCGATTCTTACCATGTGCTCCTCGATGCGTTCCATGGCTTGGAAATGTTCGGTTCGACTTACATA